GCTAGAGGTAAACGAGGAAAACTTATATTATGGGAAGAAGCTGGTAAATTTCCAGGTTTATTAGAAGCTTGGCAAATTGCAAGGCCTTCAGTAGAACAAGGTGGAAAAGCCTATGGTACTATGATTGCTTTTGGTACTGGTGGTACTGAATCTGGTGATTATGGTTCTTTAAAAGAATTATTCTATGCGCCAGAAGCTTATAATTTATTACCAGTAAGAAATGTTTGGGATACTGGTGCAGATGATTCTGCTTGTGGGTTCTTTATACCTCAGTATATGAACCTTGAAGGTTATATGGATGATCAAGGAAATTCTTTAGTAGTAAAGGCTAGAAAGTACTGTATTGAAGAAAGAGAAAAAGTAGAAAAACATGCCAATGACCCACATTCAGTTGATAGATATATAGCAGAGATGCCTTTTACACCAATGGAGGCCACACTTCAGTTAACTGGAAATATATTCCCTAAGAAAGAATTAGCTATGCAATTAGCTAAAATACAAACTAATAAAAGTTTACAAAATTATAAACAAGTTGGTGAGTTAATATTTGATAGTGACGGCAATCTTAAATGGGTTCAAACTACAGATGTTAAAGATATTATAAAATATCCATTAGAGAGAGGGGATGATAAGAAAGGATCTATAGTTATATGGGAGCACCCACCAGATGAAATACCTTATGGATTATATGTAGCAGGGTGCCTACTTCCTGGTGAAAAAGTAGTTACACATAAAGGATTAATGAATATAGAAGATGTAACGGATGAAAAGCTTTTAGATAAAGATGGTAAATTTGTCAATATAAAAGAACATCAAGAATACAATATGACAGATGAAAAAGTATATACGTTAAAAATGTCAAATACTTTTAGAACTACTACTTTTACCGAAGAACATCCTATTTATGTATCAGAACATATAACAAATAATCAAAATATTATAAACGAAAAATTGTTTAATTTTGACTTTAAAAGAGCAGGTGATATATCTGAAAAGCAATGGGTAAAATACCCAAATACATATTTAAATTTAGATACTACCTACGAAGAATCTTCTACAGATATAGGGGAATATAATGAAGACCATTGGTGGTTTAAAGGGTTATGGTTAGGTGATGGTTGGATATCTAGAAATAGAATTTGTATTGCTTTCGATTCTACTAATAAATTACAATTACAACGTTTAAAAGCATATGTAAAAAAGTATTTTAACAAAACTATTTATATTAGAGAGCGAGGAAATACAATAGAGGCATCATTTACACATGAAGTACTTTCAAAAGAGCTTATAAATACATTTGGAAAATACGCAAAAAGTAAAAAAATACCAGAATGGATTAAGTTTGAAAAAGATATAGTTAAGAAAAATTTATTATTGGGGTATTTAGATTCAGATGGATGTATATACAAAGACTCTAGAAATTATTATTCTTTAGAATATGTAAGTATAAATTTAGAATTATTAGAGTCTATTCAAGATATTGCTTTTTCTTTAGGATTAGTGAGTAATTTAACAAAATTAAGAAATTCTGGAAAATATAATATAGCGGGTAGAATCGGAATACAACAAGAAGCGTATCATTTAAGATTTGGGCATTCTGATACAATTAGTTTTGCTAAAATGTGTAATTTTAATGACTCAAGCAAATTAATAAAAATAGATAAAGAAAGTATAAAGAAAACTAGAAAAAGAGCAAAACAAGGTTGTTTTATAAGTGAGGATAAAAAATATATATACTTTCAAATAAAAAAGATTAAAGAGTCCTTATACACAGGTCCTGTATATAATTTTGAAACAGAAACTCATACTTTTTGTTCTCATCATATTCCTACTCATAACTGCGATCCCTACGACCATGATGATTCAGGTACTGGTTCTTTAGGCAGTACTTTTATATATAAGCGTTTTCAAAATTTTGAAGAGTACCATGATATAATAGTAGCTGAATATACTGGCAGGCCAGATACTGCAGAAGAATATTATGAAAATGTTCGTAAATTATTAATGTACTACAATGCCAGATTACTATATGAAAATGAACGTAAAGGGTTATTTGCATATTTTTCTATAAAAGGATATGATTATTTATTAGCAGAACAACCAGATATAATAAGTGATATAGTAAGTGAAAGTAAAGTAAGGCGTAGAAAAGGTATACATATGGTTCAATCTATAAAAGATTGGGGAGAGCGAGAAATTAGAGACTGGTTAAACGAAGAATATGCACCAGGCAAAAAGAACCTTACTAGAATATTATCAGTACCGCTGTTGCAGGAATTATTAGCTTATAATGATAAAGGCAACTTTGATAGGGTAATGGCCCTAATGATGGTAATGATATACAAAAAAGAATTACATAATGTACACGTGAAAGAAAAGACAGAAACCAATAAGATAGATCCATTTTTTACTACAGATTGGTTTCCATTAGAAAGAAGACTAAATTTTAATATAAGATAAATATGGGTACTAGTACTAAACAATATTCTTCAGTTCCTATTCAAAAACTGCCCATGCGTAAGAAAAACACTAAGTGGAAAGAGGATTCAGTAGATGCCTATATAGGCAAAGCTTCTGGAACCACCATTAGGGGTAGATCTGAAGCTGAAGATTTAAAAATAAAATACGATCTATACAACAGTAAGTTTAATATAGATGACTTAGAATATGTTATAGATCCTTATAAAGTAGGTGAAGGATTTCCAGCCTCGCCTCAAAATTTCAATATAATTAGGCCTAAAATTGATCTTTTGTTGGGTGAGGAATCCAAAAGACCTAATACTTTAAAAATAATACAAACTAATAGATCTGGAATTTCTAAAGCTGAGAGCGTTGAAATTGATTTATTAATGAATTATGTTATGGCTCAAGTTGCTGGTAGGCAAGTTTCTAAAGAAGAAACTCCAGAGGAAATAGTCAGATATATGAAATATGGATATAGCGATGTTGCTGAGAAGACAGCATATAACGCTTTGAAATATCTAGAAGAAAAGTTAGGAATTAGAAATGAATTACTAAAAGGTTGGAAAGATGCTCTTATAGCTGGTAAAGAAATTCATTATGTAGGTGTTATAGGAGATTCGCCTATTTTCGAAAGGGTTAATCCTATAGGATTTTATTATGATAAAAGTCCAGATTTGGAATTTATAGAAGATGGTGATTGGGCTGTTAGACATATGCTAATGACTCCTAATTCTATATATGACAGATTTTATGATATAATGGAAGAATCAGATTTAAATGATTTATTAGATATGATAGAATCTGGCAGAGGCTCTTCCTTTAAAAATAATCCAAATGACGTTAATTATAATAGAATAGTATATAAGACAGATTTAGGTAGAGATTCAGGAAACGATGGATCATCTACAGAAACTTATTTAGATGTTTATCATGTCACATGGAAATCTTATAAGAAAGTAGGATTTTTAACCACTATGGATGAAAATGGAGAAGAAACTGTAGAATTGGTAGATGAATCTTATAAATTTGATGAAGTGGATAAGTCTATGGGAAATGAGATTTCCTGGGAATGGGTTACAGAAGTATGGGAAGGTTATAGAATAGGTGATGATATTTATGTTGGTATTCAGCCTTTATCTAATCAAACTATATCTGTAGAAAATCCTAATAATGCTAAATTGCCTTATATTGGTGCTGTATATAGTGATTCTAATTCGGAATATATTTCATTGGTAGATATTATGAAACCTTTGCAGTATATGTATATCATTATATGGTATAGATTAGAATTAGCATTGGCTAGAGATAAGGGCAAAGTATTAGTAATGGATCCTACGCAAATACCTAAATCTATGGGAATAGATGTGGCTAAATGGGCACATTATTTAAGTTCTATGGGCGTAGTATTTGTAAATCCTTATGAAGAAGGTTGGGATGTACCAGGCAGATCTTCAGGTAATCCCGCATCATTTAATCAAATATCAGCACAAGATTTGTCAATGTCTAGAATGATTGCAGATTATATAGGTCTTATGCAGAAAATTGAAGATATGATAGGCGAATTGTCTGGAGTTAGTAAACAACGACAAGGATCTATATCGCAGAATGAGTTAGTAGGTAATGTTGAAAGATCTGTAATTCAGTCATCTCATATTACTGAGCCTTTATTTTGGAAACATAATCAAGTTAAGAAAAGGGCTTATATACAATTATTAGAATGCGCTAAACATGCTTGGGCAGATAGTGAAAAAGAGTCACTACATTTTGTACTTGATGATATGTCTAGATCCTTTATAAAAATAAGTGGTGATTTTCTTTATTCAGATTTTGACGTATTTGTATCAGATTCTACCAAAGAAGATAGGGATTTACAAGCACTTAAATCATTAGCCGAACCTGCTGTACAAAGTGGGGCTACTTTACACGAAGTATCTGAATTGTTAACTTCTGATAATGTTACTATACTTAAAAATAAATTAAAGGAATTAGATGAACGTAAACAAATGCTTGAACAGCAAGCAGCTGAAGCTCAACAAAAAGCAGAGCAACAAAGAATGCAATTTGAAACGCAAAAAATGGCAGAGGAAAATAGAATTAAAGAAGAAGATTCTGTTAGAAAAGCGAATACAGATATCGAAGTGGCATTAATACAATCCAGATCTAAATTAGATGCTGCTGAAATGTCAGATGATGATGAAGAACAATTACGTAAATTAGAGCTTCAAAGAGAAAAACAAACTAAAGATGCCGAACTTCAATCTAAAAAGATAGAAGAAGATATTCGTAAAAACAGAGTTTCAGAAGAAATAAAAAGAAAAGAATTGGAAATTAAAAGAAAACAAGCGAACAGTAAACCTAAAAATAATTAATAATGAGTACTAATAAAGAAGATGAAGCTTTTGGAGGATTTGAACAAGCTTTTGATTTTATAACTTCTCCTGCAGGACAGGAAGAGCCAAAAGAATCTGGTTTTGAAGTAGATGAATCTTATGCTCATGAAGTAGATCCGGAGGAATTAGAAAAACAAATAGAGGATGAGAAAAAAAGTAAGTCCACTAAGAAATCTAAAGAAGAAGAGCCGGAAGAAATTGATGAAAATGATGAAGATGGTGAAATAGAAGATGAAAATGAGGTAGATGAAGATTTAGAAGATGCTGAAATAACCGAACCTTCTGAAGAAGATGAGGATGAAGAAATAGATGAAGGAAACGAAGATCTCGATGAGAAAGATATAGTAGATCCATTTTTTGATTTATTTAGTGAAGAATTAGGTTGGGAAGTTGACGAAGAAGAAAAACCTAAATCTATAAAAGAATTACTTGGATTGATGTCTTCTATTATAGAAGAAAACTCTGCGCCTAATTATGCTAGTGAAGATATTAAAAAATTAGATGATTTTGTTAAGAACGGTGGAGATATTAAAGAATATTTTGATACAGTATTTCCAAAAGATTTGGATTTAAATTCTGTGGACTTAAGTAATGGGGATATTCAAAAAGCTGTTGTTAAAGAACATCTTAAAACACTTAATTATTCTGATAGTAAAATAGAAAGGCGCTTAGAACGTTATGAAGAAGCTGGAACTTTAGAAGAAGAGGCTGAAGAAGCAGTAGAGTTACTAAAAGAGTATAATAAGAGTAAAGAGGAAAAGCTATTAAAAGAAACTGAAAAGCGTAATAAGGCCTATATAGAGGAGCAACAAAGATTTATTTCTAACGTAGAGGATACTATAAACAGCCTTGACTCTATACAAGGTATACCTTTATCCAAAAAGGATAAAAAGGAACTATATGATTATCTATTTAAAGTTAATTCTGACGGTAAAACAGCCTATCAAAAAGACTATTCTAAGGATGTTAAGAGTATTATTACATCCGCATTCTTTTTAAAGAACGGTGAAAAAGCTTTAAATAAAGTTAAATCTAAAGCTGATTCTGATGCTACTCTTAAGCTAAAGAATAGGCTTAAAAATAAAAGAAAACCTAAACAACAAAGATCTTACCAAAGTGAGGGCGCTAAATTTCAAGACGCTTTATCAAGTATAAGTAAGGTCTTAGCAAAAAATTAATATTAATAAAAATAGGGTAAAATGAATAATAACGTATTAAACGATTTAGTACTGTATAAATCTAAGATGTTTTCAGGCCTTACAGATGAAAATATGTTAGCAAATGCATTACTTACCCGTCCACACGAAGTTACTACAGTTCTTTCGTATATTTTCGGTCGTTATGAAAATAACACTCTCGACTTCTTAACTACTGGTATGGGTAAAACTCTTACCATTGAGAATAGAGAATATGAATGGCCTGTTGCTATCGATCACGATAAAGCAATTGTAATTAAAGACGCTAAGTGGAAGGGTAGTGCAATTACAAGCAATGATACTCCAGGACTCGACGGTACCCCAATTCAAATTTGGACTGCTGAGAAATGGTTTGGAGTAGGTGCTATTTTGGCATTTGATGATAGAAATTTTCAAGCTCGTGTAATGGCTGAACCTTACCAAGATGGTACAGACTATGTCTACACATTACAAGTTATAGGCGATGGTCCTAATGCTTTTGTTCCACCTGAATATTTAGAGACGGGTAGAAAAGTAAGTAGAGAAGGATCCGCTTACGAAGAATACAGTGATGAAGCTGATATCGTTAACTATCAGACTCCATTTAAACTTAGGAATCATTTAACTACAATGAGGCTTAAATATGATATTACCGGTGATGCTTATGCATCTGTAATGGTTATTGCCATGAAAGATCCTAAGTCTGGTAAAACATCATATATGTGGTCTGATTATCAAGAATGGGTTGCTTTACGTCAATGGTATGAAACAATTGATCGTTTTTTAGTATACTCTCAATATAATGCTGATGCTCAAGGTGTCACTGCTTTGAAGGGTACGAATGGACGACCTATTTACATTGGTGCAGGTTTGTTACAACAAATTGCTCCATCTAATAGACGATATTACACTAAGCTTAGTGCGGACTTGTTAGAAGAATTCTTATTCGACCTATCTTACAATATTTTAGGAACTAGCGAACGTAAGTTTGTAGCCCTTACTGGTGAGATGGGAATGAAAGAATTTGATAGAGTTCTAAAAGAAAAGGCTTCAGGTTACACATTGGTTGATACTAAATTTGTAACTGGTAGTGGACAAGAGTTAGTTCTTGGAGGTCAATTTACTACTTGGAAAATGCTTAATGGTATTGAACTTACTATTAAACACTTCCCATGGTATGATAATACTACTTATAATCGTAAATTGCATCCAATTAGCAAGAAGCCGTTAGAATCTTATAGAATGACCTTCTTAGATATTGGAACACGCGATGGTGAAGCCAATTTACAGAAAGTTGTTAGAAAAGATAGAGAAATGGTTATGTGGCACGTAGCTGGATCAGTTGCTCCAGGTGCAGGACATGCTAAATCAATCTCTACATTAAGAGCAACCGGAAAAGATGGTTACACAGTTAACTTCTTGTCTGAACAAGGTATCATGCTTAAAGATCCTACCTCAAGTGGTGAGTTGATCTGTGACGCTGAGTAAATATAGATATAAGGGCTTAAGGGGGGTTATACCTCCCTTGCTCTTAAATTTTTAATAGAATACAAAATAAAATTGGAAGATGAGAGTTGTAGTAAAAGCTATTGGGCCTAAAAACTGGTCACAAGTTGTACATTATAAAAACTGCCATACGGATATTGGTCCTTATTATTTAGAAAATGGTAGTATTTATACAGGCCTTAGTAAGGCAGACAGAGAACGTTTAGAACAAGAATTAGGATTTGATTTGTCACCAAATTCAGATTATTGGACTACTTTTTTTATTAGAATGACAGATGATGACATGCATCTAAATACTGAAGATCCTTATGATGAATTAAAATATTTATTTCTTAAAAATCATAAGACAGTTCAAAATTCTATAAATAAACGTAAAGCCACTGCTCAATACATTATAGTTAATTATAATGAAGAGGCTAAAGAAGAAAATAAAAAGAGTAAGGTTAAAAGAAAAGCAATCAAAGAATTTGATAAATTATCTGCTAATGATATTAGAAAGGCTTTAAGATTGTATGGTGTAAAAGCTGATAGTATTAGTGCCGAACAATGTGAAGCTAAATTATTTGACTTAGCAGAAGAAAATCCAAATAAATTCTTAGAAATTTGGGTTAATAATAAATCTAGGGAAACACAGTTTTTAGTTGAAACTGCTTTATCTAAAAATGTGTTAAGAAAAAGTAGAAATACTTATTATTACGGTACTGAAGTTATAGGGCATGGTTTAGACGATGCTATTGCTTTTCTAGACGATCCTAAAAATCAGGAAATTAAAGAAATTGTTATTAACGAAATAGAAGCTAAATAATGACAATATTAGATATGCATAACTACTTGAATCTAGAGATTGATAAGTCAGATGCTTTAGACTCAGTAGGGTTCGAACCAGAAGAACTTGATTACTGGCTAAATTCAGCCATACGTTCACTTGTTAAGACTAAGTACAAAGGTTCAAGTTCTGCAAGAGGAGAAGCTTTTGAACAAAATCAAAAGAGGATCGATGATTTAAGGACTTTAATTGAAGAAATTGAAATTATCCCATCAAGAGGAGAAGAAACATCCGATAAACCTTATAGTTATAAAGCTTCTCTTCCATCTTCCCCAAGTTATTGGTTTGCTTTAAGTGAAGAGGTTCTAATTGCATATCAATCCAGTACTACACCTACTGCAAATGGTGCATTGGTTGTAGATACTGTTTATAAAGTATCAGGCGGTTCAATAGAACACGGCAGTCCTGCTGTAGAATATACAGATGGTGAATACTTTATTGCCGAAACAACAAATTATATAGGTGATGGCTCAGTATATCAATGTACTACAAAAAGACAAGGTATAACTGAAGTTACCGCAGATACATATAGATTTTATATAGATAATCCCTATAGTGAACATATATTAGAGAATTACAAGGCTGAACCTTTAAGGCTGTTTAAA